AGTGCGGTTGAGTTCGGCGATTAGGGCGTCGGTGTCACAAATAGCCTGTTCAGCTATCTGTTCGGAAGTAAGGCCTGAATAAACCGCCCTACATGCTGCCATCATCTTCGCCGCTATCATCGCCCTGTCCGGCTGCGCCTCATGCTGGCCGAGGCGGTAGATGTGGTTGTAGAATTGCATATCCCCATCTGTAACCATGCTCGGATTCCATAGTCCAGCTTCTGTATGTTGGTTCGCAATCTCGCAAACCTGATTTTTTGTCATTTCTTTCATACTTCCTGATTTATTACTTTATATAATACGTTTTTGTAGTTCTCTTCGGTGAGGGTGAGGCGGTTAGATTCTGGCGTGTCATCACAATAATCATGATTGTGAAAAGAGTAATATTGCGGGTCGATATGTAGGTATGGCATATCGTTAAAAGGGCAGAAGAAATCAGGAATATCTTTATTTACTTCATGGCAATTTTGAAGCCCCGTCTCCATCTGCAACTCCGTGCAGAAGCGGGCGAGTAAATAGGGGTCGAGGCTGTGGATTACGTAGTACATAATGTTTAAATTGACCAATTAAAAGATTCGGGTTTAGTTTCCAATACATCAAACGGCATCCTGCCGGTATATTCTCCAGCAACTTCGACAAACCAGCACGATCCATAAGAGCTATAAACTGATTTCACGATAGTAAGGCCATTGTCGCGCAGGTCGTTTCTTACATTGATAGGGTGGTAATCTACCCCCTGTTCATACAATGTTTGAAAGTCTATCCGTATCATGTAGCTATCCATGGCGTCTCATTTATCCTGATAAATCTCCTCCCCCCTCTCCGCCAGGTAGTCCAGTATCCGGCAGCAGATACACACGGCGAGGATGGTAGCGATGAAGGTCATGTCTTTTGCCGCCAAACCCCGCACGGTGGCGGGGGAAATGCAAAACTTCGGCAAATTCATCTAATTTTTGCCAAACTTTTGCAGCGATCATGGATAAATGATTTATCGACAGTGCCAATTTCCCCGTCAAATGTCTTATAGCAGTATTTATTTGCCTCATCAACAACCGATACAAGATGACCGCAATAGCCCGAAGCTCTTAACAGCGTTTCAATAGCAATGAATATTTGAGCGTCTGTAAACATCTCTCCCCCCGCTTATACCGTCCGGGCGACGTTGTTTGGTTAATTGATAGATCAAAGATAATACGGTATTACCAACATTCCAAATCTATTTTTGCAAATCTGTTGCATTTTTTAATTTGCTTATTACGTAATACCGTATTATATTTGTCATTAAAAAAGTTATGGCAACAATGACCTATAAGTGCTCGGAGGAACTGCGGGAGGCGATCCGTACGGTGGCCTATAATGAAGGGCATAGTAATAATACTACGGTGATCCTGGCCGCCCTAAACGCTTACCAGCCGGTACAAAAAGAATTGCAACGCCGTTGCAAAAATAAAAGCGGGAAAAAACTTGGAAAGTGAGTAATACGGTATTACCTTCACGCTACCAAACACAATAAACCATGAACCTCCAACAACTACCAGACCTCGGCTCAGCGTTCCAGCAGCTACGCCTCCGTGAGATCATCAGCTACAACACCCATCACAGTGTATTTGCGCAGACCTGTCAGGCGAATGCCTACAACGATCAGCAGTGGCCGGAGCTGCGCCAGATGCTGAATGATCAGTACGGCGACAACCCCGATATGATCGAGGACATCTTCGGTAAGGAAGCCGCCTGGATCATTGCTAACCACGTATGAACATCCTAATAACCATATTATTTCACCTCACATTCATGCCGTATGTTGATTATCTTGATCGCGGTGCCACTGCTCTTCATCGTTATTTTCGTCGTACCCCGGATGCTACGAAAGGCGACCGGCGTGGACAGGCTGCCCGACGCAACCAGAGAGGGGTGGGATGATATAAATTTGAATTGACTATGAAAGAGATTAAACATGTTGGAATGTCGTTATCGACAAAATTTATATTTCAACAAAATTTTTATTATATTAATGCTGTCTCTTTTTTGTATTGGGATAATTACCCGCCTGAATGGACACTCATTCCTTCGGATTCAACTGTCGCCGTCTGGCGGGTGAACTGGAAAAGATAGTTTGTTATGGTTTTGGTTAATGTACCCCTGGCCTGTCGAGGCGTAAGGGGGATGTTTGAAATCATTGTGCAATGTGTTGTGGCTCGGAGGGTTTGCTGAAAGGCAAAACCTCCTTGCAAGCCATCATGGGTTGGGGTGTCCCCGGCCGAAAGTAGGGTGAAAGCCCCTGCCAACACAAAGCACAATAGCCGAGGTTGAGGCGGCCTCTTAGCTTCCGCATCCGTCCGCCGGTACGTTAACCGGCACTCTTTGAACTAAAGCGCGGGAACGTGGCGAAAATCCACTGGTAGCCTGCCGCTTTAATCACCCCCTGCGCTCACGGCGTCGGTCGAACCGGACAGGGGGCTAATCAAATCAATCACTATGTCACACGAAATCATGAAAGTGTCTGCAACCGAAGCGATAGCATTGGGTAAGCAGTTCCATGAATCAGGTATGTTTCCTGACATCAAATCAGCCGCGCAGGCTATTGTAAAAATCCAGGCAGGTTCTGAAATTGGCATCCCGCCTTTTGCCGCCATGTCTGGCATTCACATCATTCAGGGCAAGCCCACCATTGGCGCCGGCATCATGGCCGCAGCAGTCAAAGGCTCTGGCAAGTACGACTACCGGGTTCTCCAGCAGGATGAGAAAGCCTGTATTATTGAATTCTACCAGGGCAAGGACAAGATCGGAACCAGCACCTTCACGATTGAAGATGCAAAGAAAGCCGGTACAAAGAACCTTGATAAGTTCGCCCGTAATATGCTTTTCGCACGCGCTATGAGCAACGGCGTTAAATGGTTCACGCCCGACGTATTCTCCGGCCCGGTATATGTCCCCGAAGAAATGGCAACCGTTACCGAAGATGCCACACCGGTATCAGTTGAAACAGCTTGGAAACCCACCGACGAGCAATGGGCTGAGGCCAATGAACTGCTCAACAACTCCACGCTTGATCAGGAGAAGCGCGACGCCGCCTCCGTGAAGCTGAGCGAGGCTACTAACCAAGCCGGCTGGACACGCATTGTTAACCGCCTTAAGGAGGTTCAAACCCCCGTCTCCGCATGAGCGCCTACCAAGCGTGGCTCGACGCGCAAATCGAGCCGCAGTTAACCGAGGGGCTGGCCAGATCCGGTCCCCGGTTCTTCCGTAGGCCGGTTAACCGCCGGCAGTGGGAGCGCGAACAGGATGCCGCCTACGAAGCGTGGTGGGCAACCCTGACGCCTGAGCGGCAGGCTGAGCTATTGGAGGACGAGAAAAAATTCAAACATGAGCAGAAGTTTCGAGACATATAGGGAGGAAATGACCGATGAAGAACTTGAGCACATTCGCCACCTGGCTAACCAACCGGTACGAGACCCAGGCGAGGGACTACCGGATGCAGTTATCAGCGATCCTGTCAACCTGCCATCAGTACGCCGAGGGCAACATCTGGGAGGAGCGCCATCACCGGGTGGCGATAGAACTGATGCAGGCGGTTCAAGTCCCGCCGCTGGGGAAGTACCCTGGTGAGGCGACGCAGGAGGATAAGGACTATTTCGCCGCAGCTTTGCGGCCTGACTTTAAACAGATACTACATGACTACATCAAGCTACTGCCACCCGTGTGTGGTGCCGAAAAAACTTAGGGGTGATGTTGAAACGATTAGGGATTACCGGGATTGTTGGCACCCGCCTTCAAAGGTAAGGGCAAGGAATTTGCGAATTGATGATGTGATTGAGATATATGGTCAGCGCTGGGTGGTGAGGTACATTGACACTAAATCAGTGGTCTGCTATCCGGTTCAAACAAACAGCAATTGGCGACCCATTCATATCGGCGTAAGGTCAATGCAATGGGTTGCTCTTATATCTTCAACCATTTAACTCACCGCCCCTCCCTTATTAAAACAAGGCGTAAAAGAAGCCTAACGGTCCGGGGAGGGGCTAAATATTATTGAAGTGTTTAGCTACTACGGAGCAAAAACAAATATTGCTAAACTTTACCCACCACCAAAGTATGGTGAGATAATTGAACCTTTTGCCGGTAGCGCAAGATATTCTTTGCTTTATTTTGACAGGTACATTACTTTAATTGATAAATATAAAGTAGTGGTAGATATTTGGAAATGGCTACAACAATGTAGTGAGAAAGATATTCTTTCAATGCCCCGGAAATTAGATAGAAATAAAACGTTTGATGATTATGGTTTTATAGAACCTCAAAGAAATTTTTTCTCATTTATCGCCGGAAGCGGAGACGCAGTACCAAGAAATATACCAACTAAAAGAAAATCAATTGAGCGACCAAATCATGTAAATTATAATTTACAAAGGGTAGCCAAAAATCTATTTAAGATAAAACACTGGGAAATAATACATGGTGATTATTGTGATACAAAAAACAAGGAGTGTACATGGTTTATTGACCCGCCTTACCAGTATGGAGGGTACTGTTACAAAGAAAACGAAGTTGACTTTAATTACCTTTCTGACTGGTGTAGGTCAAGAAATGGACAGGTTATTGTTTGCGAAAATACAAAAGCTGACTGGTTAGATTTTAAGCCTCTTATTAAACAAAGGGGGAGTTTGAAATCAACTACAGAGGCGATATGGACAAACCAAGAATCTTCTTACAATATAAAACAGAGTAAACTCTTTTAACCGCACGCGGCTACGGTTACCGCGCAATACATGAAATGGATAGAAATTAAGAAGGCAAAGCCTAAATTCAACCAACTGTACCTACTGGCAACAGACCCAGTCCCGGTACTCGTTACCCTGGCGGCCAGCACCACTACCCCTGACGGAGTCATGCACCAATTCAAGGACGGATCCGGGGCCATCTACGGCTCAGCCGATAGCTACGCAGGCACCCACATTGCGGCAGTGAATCCGCCGGAAAAGGAGGGCAGCGATGATTAACGCCACCATCGTAGGCCGCCTCGGCAAAGATGCCGAAGTCAAACAACTACAAGGCGGCACTGTCATCAACTTCTCCGTAGCCGTGGATACGGGCTATGGCGACAAGAAGGAAACCCTATGGATCGACTGCGCCAAGTGGGGGGAGAAAACCGGGGTAGCAGCCTATCTGAAGAAAGGCCAGCAGGTTGCCCTCAGCGGCGAACCTGGCATCCGCAAGTGGGATGGCGGCGCAACCATGACGCTCCGCGTCGCAACGCTGGAGCTGATTGGTAGTAAGCAGCCGGGTGAGCAGCAGGCGGTAAATAATGCCGCCCAAAATGCACCCCAGGATTACTCATCCGATTTGCCATTTTGAGCATCGAGGAGTCCGCAAAACAGCGGGCTCCTTTATCTTTACACTTCGTGAACCACATCGAATACGATAGCACCCTACAAGCCCTCAAGCAGCAGATATGGCAGATAGCGGGGCAGGACCTGAGTAAAGTACAGGCCGCCGCTGAGAAAGCCTCTGTAAAGCTCCCTGTGGCCTCTGTGGGCGACGCTGAGAAGATTTTGCGAAAGATGCGCAAGCCGGCAAAGCGTAAGGTAATGGTTTCAGAGGAGGCGTTTAGGCGGCTGCGGGAGGCCAAACTTGCCTATCAAACAGTAGAGTACCCGCACTGGATCAAGGACGGGCATTTTATCGAACCCGACAAGCCTGACAACTCGACGGCCAACGGCATACAGAACTATATCATCGACTTTCTTACCTGGTCCGGGCATTTTGCCAACCGTACCGGCAATGAGGGCCGGGTTGTTATGGTAGATGGGAAGCCTAAGCGTATCCCCTCCAGCAGCAAGAAGGGCATGCAGGATGTCGATACAAACCTGAAGCACCCCGATCACCCTTTCGGCATCCCTTGGAAGATCGAAGTAAAGGCTCCAGGGGATACGCATAAAAAGAATCAGATTGAATACGGGGAGTTGGTGCAGAAAACCGGCGGCGTTTACTCGGTCGTGTGGTCGATTGAAGATTTTCTCCAACAATATGATAGGCTGATGATCGTAAAACCGAAACAGGGTAGTATCTTTGACAAATAATGCAGTAACTGTACCACGACACGGATACTGCATTCTTCAGTAATGTTTAAAAGGGCTTTCAATCGTCGTGGGTTGGGAGTCCTTTTTTATTTATGCTCAAACATAGGTTCTTACAGGTAACCGATGGCGGTTATTTCTATCGGTTCTACCCTAAACTATCCCCAGCTAACGCATATAGCGCAGACAAATCGAAATCCATTCAAGCATCCCTATTCAACCCGCCAGAGGTTGCAACTGCCCCTAACAGATTTAAAGAATTGTATGGCAAGTTTATCGACAAGTACGAGGAAAAAGACTGCCTCTATATTCTTCTTAAATCAGAGGCCGAAATAACTTTTATCTGTCATATAAGTAACTTAGTGGAGAAACGCGAATTAAAGTCTTTGATTGAAATAGAGGTGAACAAAGATTTTTACGGCTTCAATTTCATTAAGAATAAAAAATATGCTTTAACACCCGAATCAATCATCGAACTATGAATTTCTACGAATTCCACCAGCCAGGCGAGGAGCTTGACGAATCACATGTTTACCTCGCCGCAAAGGATTTGATGAATAATGGCTTTCAGGTTATCCCATTAAAGAAAGGAGATAAAGAACCGGCAAACATTAAATCCGTTTACAGCATCATAGCCCGGCCAATAAACGAGCACAACTTCAATTTCTACTTTAAGGACAGGGATGTGGACTTGGGTATCATCATGGATCACAACATGGAGTTCATTGATGTTGACGCAAAGAACAAGCCCGGTATAACCGAAGCCGTACTTAAAGCAATCAGGTCGGGCTGGCCTGATCTTTACGATAAACTTGTCATTGACTTTACCCCGTCCGGCGGCTGCCACCTTATTTACCGCTCAGAAGTAACCGGAGGGAAACCTGTTTTGGCTAAGGTCCATGGGAAAAACAACCCCCTTGCCATCATTGAGCGCATCAGCCGGCAGAACAAACAATACATAAAAATTTCACCATCACAAGGCTACGAGCTGAGGCAAAAAAACCCGTTTGAGATTCCTTTTCTTTCCGCCGAAGAGCGCAATTTCATATCTGCCGTTTGCGCATCATTCAACGAAGTGGTAATACCAGAGGTTAAGAAAAAGGAATCGCTGCGAGAGGATTCGCCGTGGAGTGTATTTAATTCTACCCATGATTGGAAGTATATCTCTGGTGAACTGGTTGATCGAAACTGGATCGTTTACAAAGATGATAACGATAAGATTTATGTGCGCCGTCCAGGGGACACCAAACAGAAATACTCAGGGGTAATATTCAAAGAATCGAATATCCTTTATCTTTTTACCCCTTCAACGGAATTTGAGAACGAGAAGGGCTACACCCCTTTCGGCGTGTATTGCCTTTTTAACCATGACGGCGACGTTGCCGCAGCCAGCAAGCAACTGGCTTCTGAAGGTTGTGGGGTTAATGTTTACAATGAGGGCGTATTTTGGTTTAAAGAGAAGTCAAAGATTAAGATAAAATATACCGAACTTCTCAACTGGTTTCACGGCGTGGGCTACCGTAAATACAAGGGCGAACTTGTAAGAGTGATAAATAATACCGTTGAGATAGTAAAGGAGGCTGACCTGAAGCGGGCATTTCTTAATGAAGTGGAGTTTGAGGTTAAGGATGAAATGTATGAGAAAGTCGCCACCATATTCAGCGACAAAGGCGGCTTAATGGCAATGCTGGAAGAATTGGGCGACAACTTTATCAAAGACGACAAAGACACCACTTGGCTTTTCTTTCAAAACATAGCCACAAAAATAACTCCTGAATCCATCGATCCGGTTGACTACAAAACCATGTCTGGTTATATTTGGCAATCCGATATTATTGACCGTGAATACTACGGCTGCGATTATTCGGGATGCGACGCTGAGCGGTTTATCAACATATTAGGTGGCGACAAATCAGCATCCCTACAGAAGATTTTAGGCTACCTGCTGAGTAAATATAAAGACCCGATAAACCCACGGGCCGTTGTGCTGATGGAGGATATTGACCCGGAAGCTGAGGGCGAATCCCAAGGTGGTAGTGGTAAGGGTTTATGCGTAAACTTCATCAAACAATTCCGAAAAACAGCCGACTTCGACGGTAAAAATTTCCGCTTCTCTGATCCGTTTTTATTTCAAAACGTTGATCCGGACACTGCTATCATATTCATTGACGACGTGGAGAAAAACTTCAAGTTCACCTCCATGTATAGCATATTAACCGGCCCCATCCTGATTAATAAAAAGAACCGGGATCAGGTTATTATTCCCTATGAGCAGTCCCCTAAGATTGTTTTCACGTCCAATTACAGCATCGGCAACATGGATATTTCAAGCCGTCGGCGAAAATATGAGTTCCCTGTGGTTAAATATTTTGGCGAGGATATAGAGCCTATACAGGTATTTGGCCGACAGTTCTTTTCCGGTTGGGACAGATCAGAGTGGTTGAAGTTTGACAACTTCATGATTGCCTGCGCTCAAAAATACCTTCAGGAAGGCGATAAGCGTTCAATAGGTGCCATTACCGACCGTTCTGCTGAACGCTCTCTTATATCCAATACAAGCCGGGAATTCGTTGAATATATGGATGGGCAGCTATCCGTTAACTTCTTCGACTTCGCCCCTCACGGGCTTAAAAACCTGGCTGTGTATATGCCGGATGGCACCTATGTAACCAATGCCGTGAATGTTGAGATGTACCTGAAAAACCCGGAAAACCCGCTTAATTATTTCGTGTACTCTAAGGATGATTTTAGCCATAAGATCGCCAAAATGTGCAACTACAAGAACCTTACCACCACACGGGTAACCCAGTGGATGAACAAATGGGCAGAGGCTCGGGGCGTCGAAATTGACAGCTCCTATAAGCGCCAATCAGACGGCACCCGTATGTACCGGATCGTTAAATGGGATTCCGACTTTTTAGCCAAAAAGCAGGAGGAAAAACTGGGAAGCGATGACCCCCAAAAGTGGGAACAGGATCAATTGCCGTTTTGATTCCCATTTATTATATTGTAGTTCCTACTTTTACAATAAAACATACAGATATGCCTAATTTTTATATCTACACATTAAATGATACAACAACGTCAATGCCATTTTACGTTGGTATATGTAACAATTTGAAATCCAGGTTAAGATCGCATATATATGAAGCATTTAATTCAAAAATTAAACCGGCTATAAATAAAGCTAAGTGTGATAAAATTATTGAGTGCCAAATGGACCCTGAAATGAAGATTATTATGGAGTTTAATGGGTCAGAATCCGATGTTAGGCGGCACGAAAAAAATATAATAAATTATTTATTATCAATAGGTTGTAACTTAACAAACATTCAATATGTAGATAAAGTTGGAATTTTGTGTTAGCGTATATTTAAAGTGGGAATTATCAACTAATTGGTTATCAATAAAAATACTATCTATTATTCTCTTATTCCCACTTTTTTACTTTACTTTACAGTTAAAAAATAAAATAAAAAAAGAGTATAAATAGATAAATATAAGGAGGGGATAGGCGATTGGTAAAAAAAGTAGAAAAGTGGGAATTGACCCGATTTAGGGCATGGTTTGGTAAGTTCCACGTGAAACCCTTAATTTTACGGTATGGCAGAAGAAACTGAAATAGACCTCGGGGGCAGACCGCCCAAGTATGAGACGCCAGAGGAATTGGAGGTGGCCATTGACGAGTATATCGCTAAGACACCAGCGGCATCCATCACCCTTACCGGGCTGTGTATGCACCTTGGTTTTGCGTCGCGTCAAAGCCTTCATGACTACAAAAAACGCCCCGGGTTTTCTTACCCGATCCTTAAGGGATTGCTTGCCGTGGAGAATTCCTACGAGATTTCACTGCGCACGATTGCCGCGCCAGGCTCCATCTTCGCTCTCAAGAACATGGGCTGGACAGACAAAACCCAAACCGAGCTGACCGGCAAGGACGGGGGACCGGTGTCGGGTGAAGTAACTTTAAAAATAGTTCGTGGTTCTAACACTGAAACTGAATGAACTGCATACGGGTCAGCAGCAGGCACTCAGCGAAGCAAGGCGTTTCAATGTGTTATGCTGTGGAAGGAGGTGGGGTAAGACTACACTGGCAGAGGAGCTGCTACTTGACCCCGATGGTGATAATGGTGCATTAACAGGCAATCCGGTTTCTTACTTCGCACCCACCTACAAGATGTTGGCTGAGGTTTGGCGTACATTGTCGAGTACGACACTACCAATCACAAAAAAAAGATACGAGCAGGAAAAACGCATTGAGTTATACGGCGGAGGTGTGATTGATTTCTGGTCACTGGATGCCCCGGATAGCATCAGGGGTAGGAAGTATAAGCGAGCGGTTATTGATGAGGCCGCAACAGTGCTGTACATGAAGGATGCCTGGACAAAGGTTATCAGGCCAACGCTTACCGACCTGAAAGGTGATGGATGGTTCCTTTCTACGCCGAAGGGTAAAAATAACTACTTTTACAATCTGTTTGAAAACGAGAAAACGCACGATGACTGGAAGAGTTGGCAGATGCCGACGGTCAGCAACCCTTATATCGACCCAGCCGAGGTGGAAGAGGCGCGCGGTATGCTTGACCCACTAACTTTCGCGCAGGAGTACCTGGCGAGCTTTGTAACAGAAAACAACAATGCCTTTGCTTATACATATTCGGCAGAAAAGCATGTACGACCCACCGCCATCAACCCCAACTGGGAGGTAAAACTATCCTTCGACTTCAACCGGGACCCGATCACCTGCCTGGTGGTGCAGGATAACGGATTCGATACGATCAACTGCATTGAGCAGATTAAACTTCCGAATAGCAATATCTACGAGCTATGCGACTATATCAAGGCAAAGTACGGTCGCAGCCTGATACTGGTTACAGGCGATGCTACAGGGCGTGCTACTACAGCCCTGAGCCGGGATAACCTGAACTATTTCCGCGTGATCAAGGCGCAGTTAGGCCTCGGCGACCGACAGATGAGACAGCCGGCCAGTAACCCGCCGGTTATAGAGAACCGGGTGCTGGTTAATGCGGCGTTTCATCATCTTAAAATTTCGATTGACCCAGTGAATTGTAAAGGCCTTATCTTTGATCTGGAGCACGCAGCAGTACTGCCAGATGGCTCGCTGGATAAGACAGACCGAAACGATCCGACGAAGCAACTCGATGCACTGGACTGCTGGCGGTATTACCTCAATACTTTTTTCAAGCAAATACTCAAACAATGAGCTGCGAAACGAACTATTGCGACTGGGTGAGCTGCGATGATGAGGGCGATATACTGATTGCGACTGGCCTGGACGACCAGGAGTTGACGGTTGTTGTCACCAACAAAGACCGATCAGAGGTTATTGAGGCGCAGATCACCGAAGGCAACCTGGTGCTTCCGCGCTCAGTCTTCCCGTCGGGCTGGTTTAACCCTTATGCGGGGGAGTTCGTGGTGAGCATGGGTTGTTACCATAATTTCTGCGGACAATATGAAACCCTAACCTTCACCGTCCGCAACGGATCGGGTAAATCGACTATTGAATGTCCCTGTGCTGCACAATAACGACCCAGGAGTTCACCAATGAGGTGACGACGACTGTACCGTACACGGGTGATGAGCCGACGGTGAACGTGTACTACGTGCAGCCGGATGGTAGCTACCGGGAGGACTTCATGGTGCAGAAGGTGCTGGGCGCTTCATCGGTGGTTATCAGCCACGGGGGACCGGCTACCGGGTTTGTAAAATTGACGCAATGAACGAGATCATTATCTGCACGCTTACTTCCATCGGCATCTGCGCCACAACATGGCAGGGGATGATATTCGAAAAGGCGGCAGACTGGATTGAATCGAAGGTGGGCGAATGGTGGGCAAAGCCACTTGGGAAGTGCTATATCTGCACCACCTTTTGGGTATCGCTTGCTATGTGTGCTATCCTTGATTGGCCGTTGTGGTACGCTTTACCGGCAATGGGATTGTCTGCGGTTATATCACTTTTTCAATATGACTGAATATGAGTGATGATGAAATATTAAAACAAGCACAAGATTTTTACGAGGAAGTTTTAAAACCAATGCTCAGCAGAGCGCTGGTAATATGTGAAACATGTGCCGCTGAAAACTGCATAAATAATGAATTTTGCATAAACTGCAATGTTCAATTATGACTGAATTCACCTACATAGGCCACTGCAACTGCAACGGGGTGCGCAATGAGAAGTACCAGCACGGGCGCTATATCATCTACCTGATGCGTCGTAAAGGGTTATTTCACTTAAAACACGATAATTCATACCTTGCCAAATATCAACCCATTCATACATTATGCAGCTACGTAAACAGTCTTGGATTGAGCGTATCCGAAGAATCTTTAAGCCATCAATTAAACCTTACCTTGTCGATGGCAAGTACAAAGTAATTCCTGCCTTCAGTATCGGCGGCACGGACTACTTCATGTTTGAATCGACAACGGAGGTGCCGACAGGTAGGTTCTTTGCAGCAATGGGCATATACGCGGAAATGGAGATGAACTGCGATAAGAAGTACCTGGAAGCGCACACGAAGGCGATGGAGAAGCTGCTGAGCGACCCGAAGAAAATATCCATTCAGTATATCGCTCAACTCAACATCAATCTAAAGGAGCGGCTGGAACTAATGCCGATGCCGGATTTCATTTACAAGCTGGCAAGCGTGATATTCTTCGATGCTTCCGAATCGCTATACGCTTACGACTACGATTACAATGCGCAAAAAATAGCAAGATGGAAAGCGGCCGGGGGGACGCTTGATTTTTTTTTAAAGACGCCGTTAGTAGAATTGATTCCGTCTTTAAAGCTGCCCGAGCGCGATACCCAGACCTATTTGACGGTAACAAAAATGATCGACGAAACACACCGTCGGCTTCATACCGATATATTGTCGGAAGGCAGGTAAATGACCGGTTCAACCAGCTATGCGGGCTGGCAGATTACGATCCCGACCGGATCGCCAAATTAGAGGCGACGCCGATATTGAATTATTACTTACTTTTGAACAGCCGCGTACAGGCCGTTAAGGCCTCAAAAAAACGGTCCCGCAAATAAATGGCCACGCAGGATGTACTCATAAACTTCCGGGTAAATGACGAGGAGCTGGTAACGGCTCAGGAGCAACTGGCGAAGGCCGGCAAGATCGACAGCAAAATGCTCGATCAATTCAATCTGAAACTTAAGGCGGGAACGCAAGACACCAAAGGTTTAATTGCAGAGTTTAAGCGAGTTGCTACTACTGCCACGCAACTGGGCAAGTCGGTGGAAAATGCCTTTGGTCAGGGCGTTCAGGATGCACTTGATGAGGCCGGGGTGAGTGCGGAGGAGTTTGCGGCCGCTTTGCAGCAGGCCAATCAGCCGGCGGTAAGTTTCCGAACAAGGATGCGCGAACTGCGCGAGCAATTGGCACAGTTGAAACTGGAAGGTAAGGATAATACCGAGGAGTTCAGGCGGCTGCGGGATGAGGCCGGGGCTATGGCTGATGCGGTCGCAGATGCTAATGCCGAGGTTGCCAATGTGGCCAGTGATACGCGCAATGTAGATAATCTTGTCGGCTCTATTGGTGCTGCGGCCGGTGCGTTCTCCGCCGTTCAGGGTGCCGCCGCCTTGTTTGGGGATGAGAGCGAGGACTTACAGAAAGCACTACTGAAGGTAAACGCCGCAATGGCTATATCCACCGGCATCCAGCAGGTTCTCAATGCCACGCAAAAGGAAGGCGCACTCACGAAATTGGCCGATGTGGTGGCGACTAATGCGCAGGTAGCGGTTCAGAAGTTATACACGCTGGCCACGGGTAAATCTACGGCTGCCACGGTTGCGTTCAAGGTGGCATTGGCTGCCACCGGTATCGGGGTTGCCGTGGTGGCAGTATTGGCATTAGTGAGTGCGCTCGACGATCAGAGCGATAGCCTGGAGGAGGTGAATAAAAGGATTGATGATTACAATACCGCGCTCGATAGTTCCATATCACTACTTGAAAGGCAAACTAATCTGGCCGTTGCCCGCGCGAATCTGTTAGGGAAGGCCGAAAGCGATTTGCAGCGCATACAGGTGCAGGGGTTAGTAGTTCAATATAATCTCCTCACTGCCACCCTTGACCGGTTGAAGGCCGAGCGAGACGCGGTGGACGCTACATCTGCCCAGTGGTTTGCGCTGAATGACGCGATTGAGGATAATATCGACCGGAGGGCGAAGCTTGCCAACCAGATAGAGATATTGAACCTGCAAGGCCAAAAGGCTGTCAAAGACGAAGCCGAAACAGCCGCCAAAGATGCCAAAGAGCGCCGGGATAAAGCCTTGAAGGACGCCCGCGATGCCCGTATTCGCGAGTTGCAGGATGTGGTGTTTTTTATCGAGCGGCAACTGCTTTCGGTTGAAGCCGGCACGCAGGCCGAATTGGAATTGCGGAAGAAACTGGCACTGGCCAAGCGTGATGTAGAACTTGCGCAGGAGGGTGTTACGCAAGAACAGGCAAATCTTATACGCGCCCAAGCGATCAAGGAACGACAGGATTTGGATGAGGCCTACTTCCGCTCGCTACGCGATAAGGAATTGCAGGCCGCCATTGATGGCAATGCGGCAGCGTTGGAAAACATACGCCTTAGCTATGCCGAGCGGCTGGATCTGCAAATACAACAGATACAACTGGCCGCGCAGCAGGAGGTTAATGCCGCCGAAGGTAATGCGGAGAAGATAGCGGCTATCAATGCGAAGCGCGATGCCGATATATCGCGGGCGCGTAATGCAGAGATAGAGCGTGGTCTGGCGGTTACACTGGCCACAGAGCAGCGCAATGCTGCGGCTATATCCCGCATACAGGAGCGTATCGTTTCGGATGCCAACCGGTCAGTCGATGAGCGGGTGGCAGCACTGGATAAGATTACTGAAGCCTCCCTACGCGGGTTATATGCCCAACTACAGGCCAACGAGCAACTGGAACAATCCGATGAGGACTACCTAAATAAACGCCGTGCGATTATTGACGAGATCACCCAAGTAGAGCAGGCGGCGGCTGACCGGCGAGAGGATATTTACAAGGAGGAAGCTGAGAAAAGGGAAGAGGCGCTCAGGCAGGCCGCTCAGGTGGCTTTGGAGATAGCCGGGCAAGTGGCCGACTTCTTCGCCAACCTATCCGCCCTTACCAGCGAGCGCGAGAACCAGCAGATCGAGGCGCAGCGTACGCAACTGGAGGCATTGATTGAGGCGGGTGCCATCAGCCAGAAGGAAGCTGAGAAGCGCGCCAAAGAGATTGAGATATTGGAGAAGAAGGCCAAGCAGGCGCAGGCCGAAAGGGAGAAACGTGAGGCTATCTTCCGCGCTGTGCTGGCTATACCAGAGGCTTACCTCCAAGGCCTTACTACAGGAGGCCCGATACTTGGCGCCATCTATGCCGGCCTTGCGGCAGCGCAGGCAGCTATCATAGCAGCCCGACCCGTGCCTAAGTTCTTCAGAGGTAAGCGCGACAGCTACGAAGGCCGTGGTATGGTGGCGGATATGGGTGCTGAATTAGTGGAGCGTGGCGGCCGGATGTATCTGTACACGAAGCCGACGGAGACCTACCTAAGTCGCACCGATAAGGTGTACACGGCCGCCGAGACGCGTAGGATGCTGCACAACGAGAAGGCGGCTGTAACAGTACAACATGGGCAACCCGTTGAGCGGATTGATTACGACCGGCTGGCGAAGGCCATCCCTGCCAGCAATTTCAGCGTGAATATTGACAAAGATTTTATCGAAGAATCGGTGGCCAACGGGCTGGCAAAGAATCGTTATTACGACAAATGGTATAGCCTCTGATGCTCTGGAGATTCTACATAAATGGCACTGAGATCGACGAACCTTTAGGCTTCGCCGATATTACTTTCCGTATTACCCGCGATCCGAACTGGCACGGAGTTATCTTTGAGGCTACCACATCGACACTTGGTTTCTACGGGGAGGCATTCACGATACTCAAAGCACTCAAAGAGGCTGACGGTGTAGATGCAGTGGCCGAGTTTGTCGCTGAGGTCAAATGTGACGGGCAGCAGGATTACCAGGAGGGTATCAGTGGGCGCCTCAACTTCCGCAGCTACGACGAATCCTGTGGCGACGAGTGCATCATCCGCATGAACGTCGAGCAGGAGGGATGCGCTACGCTATTTACCAGCCGGTGGGATCAGAAGATCGATATTGATAGTCCTGTGTCAGTAGGCGGTGAGGCGCTTACGAATTATGCTGCGCTGGGTTTCCAGATGCAATTGGCCACGCAGGAGATCCCTATCTCCGGTGAGGCGTATGTTGTGGAGGCGGGCGATGGGACGACGTTGGAACCGCCGGGGTTACTTACCCCGGGGGATCAAATTCTAATACGGCCTGTTTATGGGAATGTCATTGATAACTCTATCATGACCGGAAATCTCGATCAGGTGGCTAATTTTTTTCAAGACCCGGATGCTTTCTTTTTCCTCACACCACAATTGCTTTTTGAAGATATACAAGCCTGTACGTTTGACGACTTCCAGTATAACATTCGAATGAAAGGTACGGTAACGGTATCGGGAACATTCGGCGCGTTAGGGGTAGATATTACCCTGATTGTGGATAGGTGGAATGGGGTTGATCCTACACGTACAACGATTCACAGCGATGTTATTGTGAGCGGAGCCAGTTCAGGCACGCCATACGCTTTTGATGAAACCTACAGCAGCACCCTTCAGCTTAATGAGGGCGAAGGGCTGTATGCCTATATTCTGGTTGAAATAACAGGAGGAGTTGGGGTTATCCCTGATATGGAGATCGAGTACAACTTTGAGCGCGCAACTTCCTGGAACATCAGCAATACTAAGTCATGCCCACCGACGGACGTGCAGGCGTATATGGTGAATGAAACATTGGCACGGGCCATTGAATCTGTGACGGATAAATGCCTAACCTTCCGCTCTGACTACTACGGTCGTACCGATAGCCTGCCGGTCATGGCGTCTGAAGATGGCTGCGGGTCGCTGCGGGTGCTGATGAATGGACTAAAGATCAGGCAGGCAGAAAACAAGCAGTTTTTTGCCAGTCCAAAGGAACTAATGGAAGGACTGCGTGCGATTGATGCGGTTGGATTCGATATATCAGATAATGTCCTGCGCATGGAGCCGATAGATTGGTTCTACCGGGACAGTGAAATCATGCAGATCGACAGCCTGCCGAAAGTGAATACCCGCCTTGATGAATCAAGGATATACAGCAACATACAGGGAGGGTACGAGAAATGGGAGGTGCGAAGCATCAAGGGCATTGATGAGTTCAACTCGCAGAAGGAGTACCGAACGCAGGTGAAGGCCGTATCTAATGCGCTGAATATACGGGCTAAGTTTATTGCTTCCGGGTATATCATCGAAGACTTGCGTAGTACCACCCTGGTGAACTCCGGCGACAAGGATAGTAACTACGACAACGATATATTCATTGTGCAAGTTAAGCGGGGCGCCTATGTTGACTACGAAGTAGAGCAGGGCGGTTTATCGGCAGCATCGGGTTTCTTCTCGCCACCAACTGCATACAACTGGCGCATACGTCCGGCCTATAACCTGATGCGCTGGTTCAGGTGGATAGGCCGCAGCCTTCAGTTTTCTGCCGGACAGGGTAACTATGAGGCAAAGGGCATGATCAGCGATGATTGCAGCCTGGAAAGTAAGCCCGTGGGAGAGAATAGCGATATTGATGCTACATTTTTCAAGGGCGAGACTGACCCGATCCTCACAACCGATCTGCTTATATTCGATGCGCCGATGAGCGTGGCTGAATACAATGCTGTAAAGGCGAACAAGTATGGATATATTTCTGTGCAATGCGGCGACGGTGAATTTATTCCTGCGTATATTCGTAGCATTGAATTTCAGCCGGCACGTGGTGAGGCAACCTTCAATTTACTTCCTAAATGGCCTTAACGATCATATCACCCCCTAATTCATTCGTTCAATTCAACGAATCGGCTACGCCTCCGCATTGCCTGTGGGGCGATATTAATTTCTGCCTCCCGGTATATGCGCAGGGTGATATTGCGTTTCAATTCATTGTTCAGGGAACCACATCGGAGGAGATCAGCGCCCTTTGTAACCCCTACACTGCCGGGGCAACCGTGTCGCTGGTTCGTGAGTGCGATGGCGAGGATATACTGGTATTTGATGAGCTACCCGACCGGTTTCTGATCGGTGAATATCAGGTGCTATTTAATTGGGCGCATGGCCTGCCCAACTTCACCAGCGTGATCGATGTGGAGGAGTGTTTCTATATCCGCGTGACCGTGGAAGGCGCTGAGTGGTGCAGCAATTGCCTGCAACGTATAGCAGAGGACTGCTACACGGCAGTAGTGGAATACGGCAGCGAGGAGGATGGTTTCGGATTCAAGTATTGCAATGGCGGCGAAGTACCCAGTCCGGCGGGAACTTGTGAACCTACCTTGGCCACGTTCACAGATGTTGCAACGTTGACCATACCCTACACTTCGTCCATGCGCGACCTATACGGGAACTTCCCTACAGTTCAGGCCTGGATTGACGACGGTGCCGGGAACTTAACTAATTTTGGAATAACTATATCCTTTGATGCGAACCCGCCAACGGTCATAAACCTTGACTTTGGTGGCACGGCTTCAGGGGTAGTGGTAATCAGATAACATGGCCTTCAAAAACCGCATACGACTACCGATCACGCTGGGAAAAGCACAGTTCCCTATTGAGCGCAATATCTTCCGCAAAGCCAATGGCGAGCGCAAGGTGTTGAGTGTCGTTATCAGTAAGACCGTGGAAGGGGTTACGGATCAATTGCCCGAGGAATGGCACCAAAAACTGGTGGTTGCGCTCAGCCATGATGAGGTGACGATTGAAGATACCCGGCTACTGACAGGCGTGGCATTGGATGGAGACTACGGCATCGAATGGCAGGACTTCCTAAATTATCCTTTGGCTCAGGCACGGTTTACGGCGCAGATAACGCCATTCAGTGCAACCAATAGCAACTGCCAGACCTGTGAGGAATTGGCGCAGGTGGTGGCGAATAATGACACGGTGGAAGAAACGTGGGAGGAAGGGAATACCTATAACGGTGCGAGCGTACTATTGAACGATGCCGTATGCTGCTATCCTTCGACGGTATCATTGCGCTCGTTCAATACTTTCTTTTTCTCATCGGTCAGCATCAACCCGGATGGCACCTTCAGCGCGACGCTTAATAACCCTGTGCCTAATGCCAGTAATGTATTGGTGGCCACTTACCGGGTGACTTGCCCGGATGGTAGTTATGATGAGGCGAATATCTATGTGCAGACCGTTACCGGTAGCGGTGCAGTCTGTGAAGCCCCAACGGATGGCGTGCTGGTTAACGCTTCAGCATCTACTCTTTCCGTATCATGGTCAGGAACGGTCGGCGAGTACGGATGGGAGATAGCCACGCAGGCAGACCCTAATACGGTGCTGCAATCGGGTGTAGTGTACGCGGAAGGCATTGTCATCACCGGCCTTGACCCTGATACCGCCTATGTGGTGCGTGTATGGTCGATATGTAACGTTTACAGTATATCGGATGAGATCAGCATCAATGCCACGACCGATGTACCCACGGCGCATCTTGACCCGGATAATTACAGCTATCAGCCTACTTCTGGTATCACCGGGGTATGCGACCTGTTCACCACTTCGGCAGTACGCACGGCGGATGCTGCTGCCGATTCAGTGCTGGCAGGTGCAAGGTGTAAGATAACAATTGTGTACAGTAACGACGCGATGGACCCGACCGTGGAGGTGGAATATACTTTTGAGATTGGTGCCACGGTGGCCAATGAGAATACCTCCGTTTCCTTCCCTTCCTATTGCGGGGAGATAAACGGAGTTGTAACCGACGTAGCAGTTATACCATGATAAAACAAGGAATCATATTAGTAGCCACGGGGCATGCCAATTACGGAAAGATGGCCTATAACCTGGCACTTACCATACGGGCAGCCGGTCCAGCCAGCATTGCGCTCGTGTACGATGAGGATGGGATTAAGAGCCTTCGCCCTACCGAGCGTGCAGTATTCGACAACCTGATTGCGCTGCCTGACGGGTACGCTTCAGGCGTGCGCGCGAAGCTGCATTTGGATCAACTCAGCCCATTCGACGAAACGATATATTTCGATGCAGATATGCTCTGGATCAGCCAGCAGCCGGTATCAGCACTCTTTGAACAATTCGCAGCAGATGAATTTTGGATGATAGCTGAGGGTAGCACCGACGCGTTTAATCCCGCCTATTATTTCTGGGCATCCGAACAGGAGATCATGAACCGGTATAAAGTGGAATGGGTGCCACAGACGCGCAGTGAGGTGATTTATTGGAAGAAAGGAACAAAAGTTTTTGAAAAGGCGCGGGCATCAAAACCGGAGCGTAAACTGCTTTCTATTCGTGAGTTTGCCGGACAGACCCCGGATGAGTTATACTTCAATATTGCGCTGGCGCAGTTGAATATACGGCCGCGCGCGTTAACGCCCGCATATTGGCCAAGATTAGTTAACAAAGGTTACCCGGAAATTCGCGACCTTCGTAAAGATTATTACCTGCTAAGTTTCGGAAGCAATTTTATTCCGTCTGTCATGCAAAAACAGCATGATAAATTTATGACGGCAATATGCTACCGGCTTGGAACTCCATTTTTGTATAAGATTCAGAGCAAAAAAAACTGGGCTCCTGGCCGCCAAAAAATGTAAGCCATGCCGAAACTTGAATTTACACCCGACGAATTAAAGCAGTACTTCAACGACCGTCGCAATCATTATTACCGCTCAGATTCGGTGAAGATGGAGCGCGAGATGCGTGTGCATTTCGACGGTACCTACCCGAAAGAACTGATCGACGAGCGCCGCCCGAATGAATCGGAGGAGGTGATGGATTACCGGAAGAAGATTTTTATTCCTAAAACGAAGCCATACACCACTAAGATTGAATCAACACTCCAGAAGATACGCCGCTCATCGGATTGGTCGATAAAATACCCGAACGGTTCTTTTGACCGGGTTGTTGATGGGGAGAAGATGTTTGATTATGCAGAGAAGAAGTACCCCACATTCGACAGCGTTACCAACTGGGCTTTCTCGGTGCTGCTCCGAAATTACCTGATTGATGCTAATGCTGTCGCAGTGGTGGCTCCTGTCGAACTCCCTGAGCAGGAGAACGAATATACGCGCCCGGTGGTTACTATATTTAACTCCGAGGATGTGATTGATTTTGTGGAGGATGATTACGCGGTACTCCGCAACAAGAAAGGGGCGATTTACGGGCGTAATGTGAAAGGGGAGAGTTACTATGTGATTACCACCGAGTATATTCACCGGTACGATCAGATTAATTCGCGCAAGGAGTTCGCCGTGATGTTTGAATACAACCACCAACTCGGTGAGCTGCCTGCGTTCCAACTTGGCGGCGTAGTGGTGGATAATTACGGACTGCATACGCTATACGAATCGCGTATTGCAGGGATCATCCCCGAGTTTAACGAAGCCCTACGCGAATACAGTGACCTACAGGCAGCGAAGGTGCTGCACCTGTACCCCGAGCGGTGGGAGTACACACAGAACGAATGTACCAATTGTAAGGGGACTGGTAAGCGTACTGAGGTGGTGAATAACGAAACCTGCCAGGTAACGTGTAATACCTGCGCGGGGTCTGGGTATGTAGCTTCTGGACCTTACAGCAAGATACTGGTTAGGCCGCAGTCACCGGAACAATTAGCAATGCCAACCCCTCCCGCCGGGTTTGTGGAGAAGGACGTGGAAATTATCAAGGTGCAGGAGCAGTCAATCAACGATCATATCGTGCAGGGTTTGGCATCGATCAATTTCGAGTTCTTGGCAGCTACACCCCTTAATCAATCCGGGACCGCGAAGGAAGTTGATAAGGACGAGCTGAACACCACCGTTCATGCCGTGGCCGAGGACTTGGTTCGGATTATTGATAAGGTTTATTACCTGACTGCACGCTACCGTTATTCGGTGCAGTACACCACGGAGCAGATCATCGAAATGTTGCCAATGGTGGCCGTGCCTGAGAAATACGATATACTTTCTACAAAGTATTTCGACGAGCAGATAACGTCGGCGAAAAATAACAAGCTATCACCTGCTATCATCACGGCGATGGAGGTGGCTTATGCTACGAAGGCGTTTAATAATGACCTGGAAATTGCCGAGCATGTGAACCTTGTCCTTTCCCTTGACCCACTTGGAGGCATCAGCGAAGATGACAAGATGAGCCGTCTCAGCAACAACGGTATCACTCAGCTTGACTATGTTGTGTCCAGCAACATCAATAAATTTGTCAATGAGGCGATGATCGAGAACGCTAATTTTAAAGACCTTCCTATTAACCGGCAGCGTGAGATTATCTATGCCAAAGGTCAGGCGCAGATGGATGCAGCTACTCAATCATTAATACCGCCAATACCGGATGAAGAAGATAGCTGATTATATCCGGCGACAGTTGTCAAGATTTGACAAGTCTATTCCTGCCATGCAGCGGGTAATGTACGAGGAGATACTCGCTGAATTGAAACGATTAGACGTAAGGTCAGGCCGCATAGCCGTTACCGTCCGCAACCTGTCTATTGTAGATTCGATTAAGCGGAAACTGAACCGGCTTATCCTGAACGATGAATACAAAGCGCAGGTGCGTGAGTTCGCCCGCGCGTTCAATGAGATTACCAAGTTACAAAACGAATACTGGCGAACCATTGAACCGCAGTTTAAGCCGCGCCCACTACTGAAGGCCATCCGCAATCAGGCTATTGATGATGTGGTGCGTAATATGACCACCGGCGTATCGGCTACTATATCCGATCAGCTTACCAGCATTCTACGAACCAATATCACTGCAGGCGGTAGCTACGCCGACTTGGTAGGCCAGATGCGGGAGGCACTCACCAATACGCCCGAGACAAAGGGCATATTGGATCGCAGCGTGCGTACGGTAACACAGACCTCCATCAATCAATATAACAGGCAATACACCAATATTGTGGCCAGTGACCTCGGGTATGTATGGTTCCTCTATGCCAATACCGAGATTAACACCTCCCGCCCCTTCTGCCAGGCAATGGTGGAGAACCACCGGTACTTTCACATTAGTCAGGTGCCAGATCTATTGGAGGGCAAGTATCTTGGCCAGCGGATGCGCTATAAGGACAATAAGACCGGGGAAGAAAAAACGGTTGAGATATACGCAAAGACCGGCCTGCCGGATGGCTTCATTGCCGGCACCAATGTCGATAATTTCTTCACCAATGCTGGGGGATGGAACTGCGGCCATAGTATCAACCCTTTGGCTGAGCGCCAAGTGCCTGTAGCGATCCGTGAGGCCGTGTACGCTACAGCCGCCTATAAGCGGTGGGCCAGGGCGCAGTAGCGGGATCGAACCTCTGTACCCGGTTTTGCAGACCGGTGACTGACCACTCATCCAACTGCGCTAATTAATATGCATAAGAGGAGAGGTAACATAGGAGGGATTAACTGTATGCGCCCATGCAAACACTGTAGCGGTATAGCCTTCCGGAACATCAACCGCGCTCCATTCAGTTCCATTCCATTCGCTGAACCCCCAATCATAGACCTTTGCACCTTTATCAGTGGTAATCTCCCAAAGCACATGCTTAACCCCGGTTGCTTTTTCGGGCGGTGCAGTGCGGTAATAGGTGAGCGTTATTTGTGTCATATATCGACTATTAAATGGTTATCCCTTCGTTCAACAACGGTGTACCGGCACGAAGATAGGCCATTATCCGGGTCGCCACCCATACGCCAGCGCTTAACATTGCGCTGATGCTGCGCAGCGTCCCACTTGCGCGGGTGAGGAAGTGAATTGTAAACGCCTTCCCGGTAATCAACCTTGCCCACGGTGGCCAGTATGCGCGCCCGGAAGTTATCATCTTCAGCACCCCATCCCCAGAAGTCATTATCAAAACCGTTACACTGCTTCATGTGCGCGCGGCTGATTAATACCACGCCGCCAAAATAACCTTCATAGGGCATCTTGTAATTAAATTGCTGGGCCTTAGTGGCCAGTAATGTTGGAACCATAGGAAAGGAATAATCGGCCTTAACGGGCAACATATCCACGTCATGCAGGGCGTAGTAGTCGGCCGGAAACTCCAGCACGCCGATGTTCAGTAGCTTTCCACGGTTGAAGGGCTTGCCAACTGTTTGCTCAATCACCACTATCTGCGCATCAGGATAGCGCGGTTGCATGTAGGAACGGAATTTAGTAAGGTGCGTCTCCCTGTCTCGGTACGGGATGACGATAGTCATTTTCTCCATTCTTTCGCGGTATTGTAAACTGAAAGTATGCGCTCCCGGTGGCCATTCTTCCATTCCCGGCTCATCCATGTGTGCAGGGCGAAGTACTGGTTGTTGTGGTCGCGTAAATGTGTGGTGAGATTATCCGAAGTAGTAGCCGCATTCAGGTACAAAGGCTTTCCGACTTTCCACATTTGAAGGTAAAGATCATCGAATATTTCAAATGTCCCGCAGACCATGAAATCAGGCTTATCAATCTTATCAAGGCCACCGCGCATACGTATGGCCGGGCAGTCGATGATATTGAAGAAGGGGTTAAGGGTGGTCCACTGTAGTGTACGGTGTGGCGATACGCCGCGATCAGGCATACCCGCGTGGGTGTAACCGTGCTCAGCCATGTGCGCGATCATCTGCCCAATAGCATCGAATCGGTAGAGAAAGCAGTCCTCATCAAGTATCACCGCGTAATGGTTGCACTCTTTAATCACATCGCGTAGGAACCTGTCAGCATCCTGCCAGTCGTTGTAACCGGTTAGCCGCTCAACTTCAACGCCATCCGGGATGAATTCACACATCATGGTGAACAGGTCAGAGTGATAGGAACGGGTGTAGATGGTAAAATTCATAGATGCTCCAGTTGAGATTCTAATTCAATTATACGACGTTCAACTATTGAGAGAGAATGCTCAAGACCACGAATAAGCCATGGAGCTTTAGGAAGTTTTGGCACTTCTACGTAATTAAGAGAATCAACCTGCATAACGCCCCAAGATTCGTTTATCATTCTCTTTAATGTTGCGGCATCACTTTTGTATATCCTTAATTCATGGAATATTTGCGATGCTTGTTTAATTTGCTCTTGTGTCATTTGTATAGTATTACTGTCATTGAATCAGATTCATCTCCCGGTACGCGGGTATAGTATTCATATCGGATGCCCAGGTCAGAAATCCATTTTTTCAGGTCGATGCCGGTTGGATTGTAACCGGTGTAGTGCATG